AAATCATTTGAAATATTATACAATTTTGCTTTTCCTGTAGTATTTGAAGAAACAACTCTAATTGGAACAACACATTCAGTTACATTACATTTAGAATAATTATTTATATAATTAGTTAATTCTGTACCATTATCTAATTCAAAAGATGTTTCTATTGGATAAACAATTGTAATATTTTGAGTTCTAATTATTCCCGCTTTAGATCCACTTTTAACTTTTACAGGTACATCACAAGTTAAAAGTTCATCAGCACAATAATATCCATTTAGATAATTATTTATTTTAGTGATTATAGTTGGAGTAAATGTATAATTAAGATTATTTGTTAAATTAAAAGAAAAATTTTCTTGATAATCAACAATTCCATCATTAGTGAAATCATAACTTACATTTTCAGGGAATGATGTTGTATTTATACTTATTTCTGTCATGTTTATTTTTCCTTGTGTTGATGAAAAATAATTAAAATTAACAATACATTGCATATTTATATCTGCTTCACAAGCATCACTATCTTTATATTCAACAACAGAATCATTAAGTTCAGAATAAACAAAAGGATTAGTATAATTAAAATCAATAATACTCCAATTAAAAGAACCATTATAATCTGATGTAAAAGTAAAATTTTCAGTACAATATCCAATTGAAATATTATCAATAACACAATCTTCAAGATAATTTGTTAAAGTATTATTTAAATTTTCAATTATATTAGATTGAAGATTTATAGACATATTTGTTATATTAAGCAACCCACCACCACTTTCAATATTAAAATGTATAACACATTGACTATCTTGAACTGAATCACAAATATTAAAATTTGCAACTTCTTGAAGTTCTTCCATAAAATTTTCTGTGTTTTCAGAAGAAATCAATATTCCATCATTAGAATATACTACTTCATTGTTAAAATAAATTTTTATATCTCTTGGATGATCTGAATAAGTTATATTAAGATCGGTTAAATTTAACTTAGTATGTCCAGTTGAATTAAATTTGATAGGAATATAACAAAAACCTTGAGTATCTTCAGTACAAGTATCAAGATAAGAATTTGCTACTTGAATAATATTAGCTGATGATGATATATTATGTTTGTTTGTATCTGATATTGATATAACAACTTCATTATTCAAATCAGCACCAACATCAACACCTATAACTACTCCAGATTTATACCAAGAATAATTAAATTTGATATAATCAATAATAGGGGTGGAATTACATGTTGAATTTATTTTCATTGTAGGCACAATGTTTAAATATCTTTTTCCTTGTGGAATATTTGTAAAAGTATAATTTTGATTAAATTCTTGAGTATTATTTGCACTCCAATTTATTATAGAATAATTTGCACAAGAAGGAGTAGTATTTAATAATTGTAATTCAGATAATGAAATATTTTTATAAATAAAATCAATTATGTTTATAGCACTTCCATTATCTGAATAATAATAACCTGTTCCCCCTATTTTACTTGTTGTTGTACTATATCTTATGTAATTATTTTGATAACCATTATCACAATATAATCTTAGCCTAACATATCTTTCATCTAAATTTTTAAATGCAGAATATAAAGGATCACAAAAAGTTGCAGAAGATATTGGAATAATATCATTTGTAACTCCTCCTCCTATCTGATCAGAGACTAAAAAAGTTCCAATACCCCCAAGATCTTGATTCCAAGTAAATCCATTAACGGGAGTTGTTTGATTATAAAATATTCCCATAAAAGATTGACTTATACCTGCTGTATCAGGAGCATAAACAAAACCTAATCCTATATTTAAACAAGTTGATTTTTTATAAAATAAAAGTTTTTTATATCCATCACCAAAAAGTTCATATTTATCAAAATTCATATATGCTATCCCACTACTTGTAGATATATTATAACAATAAGCTTCTGTTGAACTATATAAAGAATCAGGTGATGTATTTATATTAGATGCAAATCCTGTTGGAGTAAAATCAGTTAAACTATAATTATATAAAAATAAATTTCCATTTTCTGAACTCATATCAATTAAATTAAAATTAGCCCAATCAGAATCTGAATCTATCACATAAGTTTCATTAGCTATTGATGTATAATTTAAACTAAAATGACTTATTGTTGAATTTTTAGGAATTTTAATATAAACAGTTTGTTCTTTATAAGAATCTTCATCAAAAGTTATATTTTGCCATGTTAAATTATTACTAAAATTAGTTTGATAACTATAAGAAGAATAATTATTAAATAATGTAAATCTTGATTCAAGAAAAGTTTCTGTTAAAGGAATAACCATATTTAATGAATTATTCTTCTTTTCACTAAAATAAAATTGTTCAGATTTCTTTTCAAGATTTTTATTATTCCCAATAAAATCAATAAGATAAGGAGTTGCATCATAATAACCATTATAAGACCATAATGGTGTTTGATTATTATAATATAATTTTATATTTGTAGGATAAGAATATTTATTTGCACCTACATCATAACTGGTTCCAATAAAACTAAAATTTATTTCTGAAAAATTAACTGTATCAGGAAAACTTATCTGAAAACTTAAATTATTATAATCTGTTGCATTATAAAAATTTCCAGAAATTTCTTTATTATCAAACTCATCAAGTTCAACTTTTTTATTCCTAATAATTCCATTAATTGTCCAATCTACTTCTTCTTTTGTTTCATTACCTATTTTTAAATAAACATCTTTAGGATAAGTGTTGTTGAATATAATTGATTCATAATCAATAAAAAAATCTTTTATTTTAGCTGTCTTGATTATTTTTATATCTATACTATCATTACAAATATTTAAATCATTACATACGTAAGATCCAGTAGCATTAATAGATCTATTAAAACTAGCATTCATCCAAGACAACCCATTTGAAAAAGTAGAAATATCTGCTCCATAATAATAATCTAATCCAGTAATATTAAACTCTCCACTTGTAAGATTAGCCCATATCGGAAACTTAAAATAAAAAATATTACTATCCTCTAAACTAACTAAAGAAGAATCATGAAACTTCTCTCTTGTACTTGTCTCATGTAATTTAACAAGATTTCCTTCAAGATAACCGAATATTTCATACTCAATAATTGAATCATTAAATAAATCAATTTCTAAATCTTTAGGGAAATTAATACTATTGTTATATCCATAAGCACTAATATTTAAAGGACCAATAGAAGAAACATTTTCTGTGTAAGAAGTATCATTTTCAGCGGTATAATTAACTCCCCAAGCTGTTTGAAATAAACTTGTTATTTGTGAAGTATTCAAAACAGTATTGTTATAAAAACTTATTTCATCTATATATCCATCAAATGTACTTCCATCACCAATATCCATTCTTGAAAAATTAGTGTAATAAGAGCCACTACAACAAGTTTTACTCATAGTTCCGTCATAATAAGATATTGCTACACCTGTTGTTACATTATAAGTGAAAGTTATCATCCTCCATCCACCTTTATGTACAATATAAGGATCAAGCTGATATCTATCATTTGGACATTTTAAAATAAGAGATAGAGCAGCTATGGTTGAAATGGTTATAAGATTATCAGTTCCATCTCCATTAAGAATTACACCACCATCATCACTTGCATTAATATAAGTCCAAATATTATAAGAATAACTTGCTGTATGATCAAAAACATGAGTTGAATTATATCCTGGTTCATAATATATAGATTCATTCACTTTAGCCTGAACAGTTGTTTGAGTTGCACTTGTAATTAAATTGTTATTACCCCAATCATCATAAACAATACCACCCACCATCCTATCTTTATCAAAAGACCAATAAGAAGTGAGAACCTCATTTGAAATATTAGGATTAGGATATTCATTAAAATCTGATTGAACTATCTTAGTAAGAGAATAACTTATATTTGTATAATTTATTAGATTAGGAAAAGTTAAATTGTTCTCTGTATTTCCATCTGAAAAAGTATTAAGATAAGCTTTTGCAGTCCAATTAAACCCAACCTCATTAGAATCACAAACATAATTATCTCCATAATCTGGAGCTGAGAAATTAATACAAACTGTTTGAGGAGGAGAACTAAAATTACCAATAGCATAAATCTCAACTATCTCATCATACTCATAATTCTTATTGCTATTATTTCCATCAAGATAAACTCTAACTTCATCCTGGGGAATAAAACCATAGAAAGGATCAATCAATTGTTTTCCTTGTTTACATTCATATCCTATTCTAATCTTTCCATTTTTATAAAGATAAGCATAAGACACAAGATCAGAAGCATCACTCCAATCAACAGTTAAAAACTTATGTAACTTAACATTAAACTTTTCCTTTCCAAACTTTTGAGCATTATCATAATCATCTGTTTCAACAATCCACCGCATACAAAATTTATCTTCTGTTGCTGGTGTCCAGCTAAGTGTTTCTTTATTTTTTCTAGGATATATTTCAACTCTCTTAAATAAATCTCCTGCTTTATTATTGTGTCTGCTATCAAAAAAATAAGTAATAGTTTGAGTTAAATAAACAGATTCTTTAGTTGATTCTAACAAAATATTACTCTTTTCATTATACCAAACTCCTTTGCTTCCTTTAAACACTTGCCAATAAGAAGTTGCAACTTTATCATTCTCAAAATAAAGAGTAGTTTTAGAATTGTCATACTTCCACCTAAAAAAATCATAAAGAGGATGATTAACCCGACCAAGAACCTCAACCTTATCTTTAGCATCATAATTTAATAGGAAAACATTATAATCTGGATTTTCAGAAAGGATCTCTCTATAATCTGCAACATATAAATTAGCAAAAACTGTAATTAAAAGAATAATTCCCATTAATGAACTTCCAATAACATACTTTTTCATATTTCCACAACCACCATTTTAATAGTCCATTTACTATCAGATGTGTTTTCTGAAGCTTGAAATTCTTCTATTTTAGTTTGAAAACTATCTGATCCATATACAAAAGTTACAGTTGTATCATTATCATAATATCCTTCAAGTGTTGTTTTATCTGAATCTTTAGTAGCACCTAAAGTTTCAGATTTAATCTCCCACATTCTACTCCCAAACCCCATGTTCTGAAGTCTATCCCCATCACGTTCAGGAATACTATGATGAACCATAACCTTTCTTCTTGTTGGAATAAGCTCGATTGATTTTAAACTTATACTTCCTAATGTAACAGCCATTTTCAACTCCTATTAAGTTTTTCATAAACTTGCTCTCCTATCTCATTGGCAAGCCTAGTAATATCAACATTATCTGACACATTTGCATTCACACTAACATTTATACTTCCAGAGAATCCTCCTCTAGAACTTGCACTTTCAACTAAAGCTTGAGGTTGAAAAGTTGAAGGACTAAAATTAAAGCTTTCAATTCCATCAGCAAAATTTTTCATCATATCAAAACCCCATCTTTGAGCCATCATATCATTGGATCTAATATCAAAAATTATATCTCTTAATGCTCTAGGTAATAAATTCTTTATTTTTCCAGCAAGCCAGTTACCTCTGCTACTAATTCCATCCCAAAACTTACTTATCATATCTTTACCCCAATCATAAGCATCACTAATAATAGTTTTTATAGCATCAAAAATTTTACCACCTAATCCTTTAATTGCATTAACAACTGCAGCAGCTCCATCTATTGCTGCCTGTCCAATACTTTCAGCAACATCTTTTACAATATTCCAAAGAGCTTTAAAAGCATCCATTGCAAGGTCAACAGCATCAGCAACCATTTCCATATTTTTATCAACAACTTTACCAAGGTCTTTAATAACATCAGATAAAGCTTCAAATAAAGGAATTGCAAAAGTTCCAATAGCTTCTATAATATCTAATATAACTTCAAGAAAAAATCCAATTATTTTAAGGACAATATCAAGCACTGGAGCAAGAGATTGAATAAGCACCCCCGCAAGTTGAATAAATAAAATAAGTAATGGAGCAATAACTTCAATAACTTTAGCAATAATCTTAACAACAGTTACAAAAATAGGAATGAAACTATCAACAAATACAGGAAGTAAACTATCAACAATAGTACCAAGCAAATCCATAAAAGCCTCAATAATATCTCCAATCACAGGGATAAGAGGTTCAGCAACAGGAAGTAATTGGTCTTTAAACACTAAAACAATCTTTTTTATTGCTTCGACAAGCTTATCAATAATAGGCATAGCTTTAGGAACAACTCTCTCCCATAATTCTTGAAATAACTCCTTATAAAATTTGAAAACTTCAATAAGATACTCCATAATAGGGCCAACAACAGGTTTCACTTTATCAGCTATAAACGTAACAAAATCTTTGAAACCTTTAAGTAAACTAATAAGGATAGGCAAAACAAATTTTATAGCTACACCAATATCACGCCCTATCACTGGGGCAAGCTCTTTTAATCCAGGAAGAATTCCATCTCTTATAAAAAAAACCATCTCTTTAAAAATAGGTAATAATTCTTCACCAACTTCTGCCATAAATACAGAAAAACTATTCTTTAAAGTTTCCATAGTAGAATCAAAAGTAGAATATCTTTTTTCAGCTTCATCAACAAGAGCAGTGTTTTCACCCCATGCATTTTTAGAAGTGTCTATAGCAGTACTGAGAATGTCACCTGCACTTGCTACAGATAAAAAAGATCTGACAAGTCTTTGATCCTTTAAACCTAACTCATCTAAAACAGCAATTGCTTGATCACCAGAATTACTAAGTCCAGTTACAAAAGCAGAAAAAGCTCCTGCAGCATCAGTTTCAAAGGCATTTCTAAATTCATCAGCACTCATTCCAGAAGCTTTAGCAAAACCATCAAGAGCAGGACCACCAGAATTAACTGCTTCAACCATACCCAATAAAACTTTTTGAACAGCTGTTCCTCCAGCTTCAGCTTCAACACCAACAGAAGTAAAAGCAGTTCCAATTCCAAAAATATCAGATGTTGTTAATCCTGCAATTCTTCCAGCTCCTGCAATTCTTTCAGCAAAAGAAGTAATTTCAGCTTCACTTGTGGCAAAATTATTACCTAAATCAATAATAGAAGAACCCATTTTATCAATATTAGAAATAGGCTCTTGCATAATATTTGCAATTCTTGCAAAAGAAGTAGCTGCATTTTCAGCAGTTAAATTAGATGTTTCACTAATGTCAACAATTGCTTTAGTAAATTTTTCAAGATTATCAACGCCTTCTACTCCAAGTTGACCAGCAATCTCACCAATTTTAGAAAGTTCTTGAAAAGAAGCAGGAATAACTGTGCTCATGTCTTTAAATCTTTGTTCTAAATCAGCAAATTGTGCATCAGTTAATTCAACTGTTTTTCTCACTCCAGTAAAAGCTGACTCAAAATCAGCAGCAGTTTTAACAGAGGCAAGGGTAAATCCAGTAACAGCAGCAGTTGCTGCAGTAATAGCAACAGCTCCAACAGTGAAAGCAGTACCTAAAGCACCCATGGCTGCTCCAGCTTTAGAAAAAACTCCGCTAAAGCCATCCACTGCTCTAATTACAATTGCGACTGATGCTCCACCAGCCGCACCTGATAATAGACCTCCTAATACCATTATCTCCTCCTACTTTTAGATTTCATTGAAGCTTTCTTTTCTTTCCTATTTTTTTCTTTTACTTTCCTATTATAAGCGTCTATTAAACAGTTAATCTCAATAACAGTAAGTTGGGGAATATTAAAAAAAGTATAGCCCCTTTTATGAAGGAAATAAAGAAAATCCTCTTCACGCTCTATTTCCCTTTGGACAAAAAATCAGCATTACCTTCTAAAGCCTCATTCTTTTTCTCAAGCATCTTACTTTGTGGGACACCTGTTGACAAGCTCATTATAGCAAACACAATTGCTTGAACCATATTGACCTTTCCAAAGCTTTGAAGATCTTCTGTTGAAAGTTTAGGATTAACACAAAATCTTTCAACAATTCCCAATTCTGTTTCAGAAGATTTATTAGGATCATCACTATAACCTTTAAAAACTTCTGCTATTTGTCCTCTAGTCATTGGAACAACTTCAACTTCAAATTCTTTATCTTTTATTGTTTCAAGTTTCACCTTTTGAGGAAGTAGTTTCCCATCTTCCCCTCTAAGGTGTAATACATCATCTTTTTTCAATAACACCATTTCTTATCACCTATTTACCAAGCATTATATTTTTCAATAGCATCAGCTACAATAGCACTACAGACTTTTGGTATTACTGTTAGGCTATATTCATTTACTCCTTCTGCTGGAGATGGTATTTCCATCTCTGTTATTCTACATCCACTCATTGATATTACTGCATCTCTACTACCTGTTGAAGCATCTACAGTAAAAATAGTATTGAATTCATTTCCACCTTTAAAGTACTGTTGATACAAAGTTTGCCCGTTTGTTGAAGTCATATCAAGAGTAGCTGTAAGCTCATAATCCCTATTTTCAGGAATAGGTGTTGTTGTAACTTTACTTCCATTAAGATAGAAAGGTACATTAATGTTATTATTAACATTAAATTCAACATCTTTAAGCTCATTAAGTGGTGTTCCTGATGGAATACTTAACTTAATATCGCTATAAATGAATGGTGAAGTTGTTGCTGCTGTTATTGCCCCTATTGCTCCTGAACTAAAATCAACACTTTTAGCTTTATATCCAACTTCACAATTAAGAACTTCTCCTTGTGATGCTGAAATACTAAATGTATCAACCATGCATCCTTTTACTGTTCTAATGAAATTTGTTCCTGAAGTTCCACTATTTTTGCTATCCACAATAGTAAAACTAGCAAATGGTAAATCAGCACCTGATGTTCCATAAAAACCATCATCACTATTTGTTTCTAATAGTGTATGAGAATATGGACTTGGACTTCCACCATCTACTGTACTGCCTAAAGCATACCCTAACATTTTCCAATCTTGAGGATAATATGAGAGTGTGCCTTCTACTGCTTGCTGACCATTATATCTATTATCTATATTTCTTGTCCCAATCCCTACATACCTTGTTGAAATAATCCCTTCATCTTCAGTTAAAGTATGTTCTTGAATCTGACCTACCCACTGTTCTGCACCAGAAGCTGTTGTATAAGCACCGCTTTCATACTTAAATCCAACCTGATTCTGATCACTTACAAATCTAACCATTTTCTTATACCTCCATTTTAATTATTAAGATACAAATATGAATACTCCATTACTCTACTTTTCACTCCTTCTTCATCATCTGCATCTACATCAACAGTTGATGTTAAAGTAAAATCATGTAAACCAACAGCTTGAGTAGTGCTACCAGTTAACCCAATTTGACTTTCTTTTAAAAAATAATAAATACTTTGACTAATAGTGTCTCTTTCTTTTTCATTCCTGGCCCAAACTCTTACTTCAATGGGTAATCTCATTATAGTTCCTTCGCTTTGCATCCCTTGTCGTTGAATATCAGCCATCCCTCTGTGTCTTACAGTAATTACAGGATAATTAATGTCTTTTTTAGGATAAGAAGTATAAACAAAATTAACTCCAGAACCTGTTTTACTAGAAGGATCTGTAATATTTTCTCTTAGGATGTTCCTAACAAATATTACACTATCACTTAAAAATGTACTTCCATTTATTGGTGTAACCATAATTTATTGCCTCGCTTGGCTATTAAGTAAACTCGCTTGTTTACTTAAACAAAAAATATATTTTTCTTTTTTATAAATTTTTATGAAAAATTATATAATTAACTCACAGCTTTTTTAATCATTGAAATAATTTCTGGTTTTTTCCTTTTACCAGAATTTTCAAAATGATGCCTTGCACCCCTTGTTGATGTGCCTTTTTCAAGTATTCCAGCATATTCAACATTACTTTTTATTGTACTTTCCATTTTTTTAGAATTATCTACATTAACACTATTAAGAAATCTACCTGTATCTACACTTCTTGGTTCAGATCTTCTTCCAGCAATACTTTCTTTAACTTCTGCTTCAACTAAAAAACCAGCTTTGTGAATACTATCACTCACTTTGTTCTTCTTCTCTTTTAATATTCTTCCTAACTTTCCTACTGCTAATTGAAGTCCTACTATTTTCATCATTGACATTTTCTTGGTTTGGTAAACAGAAATCATCTGTTTTTAATAATTCTTCTACATCTTTTATTTTAACATTTACTAAACCATGCGGTTGATGCTGTCCTTTATAATACAATTGTGTTTTTCCCATTATTATTCACCCGTTAAACTTCCCGTGGGAAGATATTCTAAAAATATTTTTTTGAATGCAGGTGTTCCATGAGAAGGTATTGCTATAACACCTTTTGGAATAACACTATATTCTGCATCTACTGGATTGCCAAAACCAACTTTCATAGTATCAGTTGTTTCAACTGTTCCTTCAATAAATAATATACTATCAGCTTCTTTTAATTTACCTTGTTCTTGTGAATAACCAACTGCTGATGGATTATATCCTTGAGCTTTTTCACTAACTGGTAATAATATTCCTGAAGTCCAAATATCTGTTCCTGATTGAGATAATGTTTGAGCATCATCATAATCATTTGTTGAAACACTTCCTGTATAATATCTAAATCTTACTTGTTCCCCTTCAGCCATCATTTCAGTAACATCTGAAGCTACCTCACCAACTATTTCATGTGTCATTATCCAAATGCCTTTGAAAAATTATATCTTTTCTTTAAAGCTCTCATTTCATCCATGGCCTTTTGCTCCCAACTAACAGAAGCATCAGTGCCACTTGAAGTCTTATTAATTTCAAGAACATCAATTTTAATCTTTTTATTCATACCATTTGGATTAGAATAAATTAGTGTATCACTCACTGAAAATTTTATAAGTGGCCCTTGATATTTCTCATTAATAGCTGTTGAACCTATAGAAACAACTAACTCTTGTTCCATAAAAATTCTTCTTCTATCAATAATATTTAATAAAGTGCCCCCGCTAATAGAAGTTGGGACACTAACTAAATTATGTATTTCATCAGCTACAGAGCCAAGATTCCAGTCAGCCATTATCATACCCTCAAGCTACTGATCCTAATTTTTGCCATGTACTTCCTGTTGTATTTTGATAAAGTTGATCATTTGCACTATCAAAACCAACTACTGTTCCACTTGGTGCAGATGATGCTTCTACAGAAGTTACTACTCCATCTGGATCTCCTATAACATACATTAATCCAATTCCACCACCTAAATGATCTTTTAATCCAGCAACTGTTCCAAGTACTGTTGATCCTGTTGTTACTACCATGTTTTAACACATCATTCCATCTTTGTTAATTTGAATTTACATTTAATACATTCAAAATCTGTTCCTGAAGGTCCACCACCTGTTTTTATCATATCACTTCCACACTTTAGACATTTAACTCCAGATGTTACTGCTTTTTCTTTTGGTTGTTCTTTCACAACTTCTATTAATTCTTCTTCAGATACCTTTTCAACTTCTTTAGTTGGATTTGAATCAAGTAATTTTTTTACTAAATCTTTTTCTTTGTCTCTAAAAGAAATTCTTACTCCTCTAGATTTAAGAATAGACACTTGTTCTTTTTTTATTAAAGCATAAGCATCCTTTTCTGAAATAAATATTTGTTCTGACATTTTTTTACCTCCTAATCAAATGGCATCTCTAATGTGTTATCTTTAACACAATTTGCATCTGGTCCAACTCTATCACAGAACCATTTCCCATTATCTGTATAAGCAATTACATAAGGTGATTGACTTATTGCTAATTCGATCTCGTCTGGAATCTCTTTCCATAAATCTCTACATACTTTTCCTCCGGTTCTAGTTGGTAAAGTATAACATGTTTTAAAAGTTGAACTTAAACTAAAACAATGTGCTTGTAATTCTCTTGACTCACAATAATGAGTTGCCTCTGGCATTGCATTATAACCTAAACTACTAAGTAAAGCCAAAGACAAAATAATCATTGTATATTTTTTCCAAGTATCTTTCATCTCAATCACCCTAACAATGCCCAGCCAGAATCATTCCTACCAAAGAACTGATTTGCTGTTGAATTATACCATATTCTTCCTTCAATTGCAGTTTCAGTTGTTTTTGGAAGAAGCTGCAATGATGACATTGATACCAAGCCTGTAGTTAATGAAAAATTTATTAACTTTCCATCACCAAATGAAAGTGTATCATATGTAGAGTCAACATCTATAATAACAGGTGTTGAATTACCTAATTCTACACTAACATTATTTATACAGTTCCAATATGACCAATATCTATGACTATCTGGTAATGTAACAGTAACATTTGTTGTAGCATAATTTAGTGTCTCATTAACCATTTGTGTAGTTGTTGTGTTCTGTGCATATGCTCCTGCAGATGAATTCTTTAACCACAATGTGCAATTATTTTGATTCCCTGTTACTTGTGTGCTACCAGTCCAATTAACTGATAAATTAAACAATACAGCAGTTGAAGTTGATGTACTATACTCTGTAGGAGCAACTGTTGTCATCAAAAAATTACTATCTGTTGCTAATACAAATAACGATAACAGTGCACAAAGAATCATTGAAAATAAAATTATTTTTTTCATATTCTTGTCACCTGTCCTTTTGATTGAATATTCCCTTTTCCATCTACTTTAAATACTGGAAAAGTTTCACTATCTTTAATTGTAAGAGTTGACGATGTGTCAGCAGTAGGAAGATTAATTGTTGGTAGTCCGGTTATATCAACATTTCCTGTAATTTCAGAATCACCAACAAAAGCAGTAGCTCCTGAAATTGAAGTTTTACCAACAAAGTTTATTGTATCTGCTGCAGTTCCATCAGCAGTAATTAAAATCTTTCCATCAGGATTTGATTGAATATAAATATCAGCATCTCTAAATTTAACTTTTGTATCTTCTAAAAATGTTAAGTCACTTCTTCTTTCTGGACTTAACCCATCTATGAGTGCTCCCATTTTGTTCGCCTCCAAAATTTTATTTAATAAAAAAAATAAAAAAAAATAAACAACCTCTACGAGGTAGTCACTTTTGCAATAGCATTTACTCGTATATAACTAGCTGCTATTCTTTGAGTCACTGCTGCACCTTGCATGTCATAATTAGGCAATACAAAGTTTTCTACTGTAACTGGTCTTTTCTCAACAATTGCATAAGCATTGTCCTTATCATATATATAAGCATACTTACTATATGTACTTGATGGAGCTGCATTAGTTGAAAACTTTAAAACATTCAAACCATAGATTGTTCCAAGAAATCCTGTTTGTAACATATCTGTGTTTCCTGCTTTATTAGACTCTACAAAAGTATCAATGTTTCTTAAATCATTAAGCACTTCTGAACCTACAAGTAATGTAGTTGGGTTATAATCAGCATCATCTAAATATTGCATAGCTCTTGTAATATTAGCAATTGTTATTGCTGTACCACCAGAAACTGTATTAGTTGCATTATCTAATTGTGTGATAATAAGATTTGTTTCATTTTCTGCAAATCTTTTCCCTGCTTTAGATACATTTCTTGCTAATAATGGAAATTGACTATCTTCCACCATTTCTTTGGTTATCTTAATTGCAACACCATACTTCAATGGTTTAATATTTTTGTATGTGTATTCATCTTGATCTAACCAAATTTCTGCACCTTCTGCTACAAGCCTAACTTTCATCTTGTTTTCTTCTTCCATATTCAAGTCATAACTTGATCCTGGAATCATTGCTGGTCCAATATAAAATGCTGCTTCACTTCTTGGTATCAAAGTTTTATCCATATCTGCTAATAAAGTAGCATGGATTTTTTTTGGTATAAGAAGTGATCCTTCTGTTCCTGTTCCTGTTGATAACAATTCTTTTATATATTTCATTTCTATCACCTCTAAGGATTAAGTTCTATTAGAACGAAATTTCCACTTGTTGCATTGCCCCAAGCTCTTCCTATTTTGATTTTTATTGCTTGTGTTACCAAAATTGGAACATCTGCACCTGATACAGCTGCAATTGGTGCCACACTATCTGCATTAAGAGCACAAATCGGTTCTCCATTGACTATTGTTCCACCTGCTGCAACTATTGCTAGTCCTCTTGTTGCTAAACCAACATAATTACCGCTTGTAACATCTTGAATAGCAAGACCGTTAAAAGCTGCTCCTGATGCACCTAATGCAATTCCAATATCTGTTGATGCAAATGAACTTAGTCCTGATGTTACATTATTTGCTGCTCCAGATGCAATACAAAATTGTCCACCTGATATTGTTTCAAAAGCAATACCACCTATTATTCTTGGATTAGCTCCATCTGCTGGAGTCACATATCCTAATGGATTTACTGCCATTTAAATCAACCTCCCATCTGCTTTAGGTTGTTTCCAAAGAGCAATACCATCACCATAACTGGATGTCTCAACTACATAATCACCAGCTACATCTTCTTGTGCTTCCTTTGAAATTTTTCCTTTTAAGCTTTCTTCTTTCTTTTCTTCAGCTGGTTCTTCTTTAGGCTCTTCAGCTGGTTTTTCTTCTTCAGCTTCTTCCTTAATTGTACCTGCTTTAATTTGTTCTTGAAGTTTTACAAGTTTTTCTGCCTTTTCAATTGCTTTATCATAACTTGATGTATCAACATCTAGTTTAATTTTTTGAACTGATTCCTGAGCATCTTCTGTCTCTGTCTTCGCTTCTTCTTTAGGTTCTTCCTTTACTTCGTCAGGCTGTTCTTCTTTTTTTTCTTCATCTGCCATTTTAATGACCTCCATACTTTTATTTTCAGAAAATTCCGAAAAATCATTTACATTTTCTGCAACTGCTAAAATTTTTACATTTTTATCTAATTTACTTTTTTTAATACTTTCTAAACTTTGTTGAATAGAAGTCCCTTCAACTCCTGGTGTTGGTGTTATACTAAGCTCCATTGCTTTTAAATCAGTAGCTATCATTACATCACTATCATCATTTTTTTTCACTAATTTACCAACAAAAGCACCAATACTAACCTCTTTTGCTCTACCATCTTGGACTCTTTCAATAATTCCTGTACCATCCTCTTTAATCCAACCATTATAATTAACTACACCATCTGTTCCACTTGTTCCAAATTCAACAACACCAACTGTATTATCTACAGCTGAATTGTGATCTTTAAGTATAGGTTTACTAGAAAGAGTTGGGGCAAACTTCATAAGTTCTTCTGCTGAATACATTATACCATTCTTACTAAGTCCTGGTCTGATTGCAATTCCATGAATTTGAATTTTACTAGCTTTCATTCTTATTCCTCTTTAATTGTTCCATTAAAAATAATTGGTACATTTTCAGCTATGATTATTCTACCTTGTTCATCTCTTTTAACATCTTTCTTAGAATCTTCTTTTTCTTTAATTTTTTCTAACATTTTGCCTCCTGATATAAAATATATTTTTCTTTTTTATAAATTTTTATGAAAAATTATATAATTAACCATCCACTATTACAATTATAATACAATCCAAGTTTTAACATTGGCTTATCAAACCCTGGAATTCTATAGCATCTAGTTCTAAGACCTTCTTCATTAACTCCACTAAATCCAGCAGTGCATGTATAACCAGTTAAATTTCTTGAAACACACTCATATGTATCTTTAGTTGATTTAGGTTCTTCATATGTAATATTAAGTATTTCTTTAAGATAATCAATCTCAACTTTTAACTCTTCAATTTCTTTATTTTGTTCTATAATTGAACGATTTAAACTCCTTAGCCATTCCGTTCCTTCTTCTCTTAACTTTCTCAGTTGTACTACACAATGCCATTCAGCTAACTCCACTATATTACCATCTGATAATGTCATTGTCTGATCTGTTACAACACCATTTTGTAATCCTATAATTTCTTGAAAGCTTGATATTTTACCTGTTGAATCAGTAACTTTATAAGTTGTTATATTCATTATATCATTCGCTACAACAAACACGTTTACCATTATTAAAATTATTGTTATCATTAATATTTTTATTATTCTCATTTTTATTCACCCATTTATGACTCATCCGTACATGTATTTATTAAATTCCCTTCCGAAAAATAATTTCCGAAACCATCCCAACACATCATTAAATCACCTGCACTATCTTCAATTCTAAACGAACCAGCACCGCATACAACACTCATACTACCATAATTATCATTCATAGCACCTTCAATACACATATTACCCTCATTATCAATATAAGCTACTATATCAGTTACATCGTCTTGGATTAAGAAACTGTTTGCTGGAGCACCACTACAATCACCACCATAACTACAACTACCAATTACGGTAGCTAGTCCGCTACTAAGGAATATGGCGACGACACCGTTGGTTGTACTGTCAATTTGAAAACTGTAAGTTCCATCCCCAGCTACAACTACATACATTGGAGTGGTCATTAATACGATTAACATTACAATAAATAATTTTTCTAATTTTTCCATTTTCTTATGCTAATCTAATAATAACATTCCCCCCATCATATATTGATAATCTTTGTGCTGCCGCAGTACCACAAGCATTACCTTCTACTATATGAAAGGAATCTAAATCACTATCATCTACACACATTGTAAACTTATCTGCTCCTTGAGTATCAAGTATGAATCTTGGATCACCACTAGACACATCTGATTGAACCCAACTTGCAGCTACTATACTTGAACCACCTGTAATAGCTCCTGTTGTAATTACCGCTCCCACTACATCTAATTCTGCATCTGGAGATAAATCACCTATTCCCACCTTTCCTCCCATTATACACATTGCGTTAGCTTGATTGCAATTTCCATTTTGATCATTTAATCCTATTGCAAATGAATTGCTTCCTCCTGCTTCTATTTCACTTCCCATTGCAGTACTGTATGTTCCACTTGCAATTGTTTCTTTTCCAATTGCTGTGGCATAATTTCCTGTTGCTTCAGTTAAATATCCCATTGCTATTGAATATAACATATCTGCTCTTGCGAATCTTCCTAGTGCTACTGTAGCTAATCCTGTTGAAGTTGATGATGCACCTATTGCTACTGAATTAGTTCCATTTGATTTAGCAAGATTACCAATTGCTATACTTCCCTTCCCATGAGAAGCTGAGTAATTTCCGATTACTACACTATAATCTCCACTTGCATTTCCCCTATTTCCTATTGCTACTGCATAGAGTCCTGTTGCTTTATTTGTATCACTTCCTATTGTTGCTGCTCCACCGCTTGCTACGCTTACATTTAGTTTTCCTCTCACGTCTAATTTAGTGGTTGGGTTTGTTGTTCCTATTCCAACATCTCCACCACCATTTGCTATTATTACGTCGTCTGTTACGTAGTGGTTTATGCTTAAGTAGTTTCCTGCTGAGTCTATCATTAAGTATCCGTTTGCTGCTCCTGCTTTTATGCTTGGTTGTCCACTTGTTCTATTTATTATTATTGCTGGTTGTGCTCCAACTTCTGAAATTTGTAGTTTTGCTTGTGGTGTTGCATCTCCTATTCCCACGTTTCTTCCCATTGTTGTTACTGCCGTTGCTGTTGTGTTCCAATCATCATCAGCTCCTCCACTTGCATTAACTGAATCCCAATCTATAGCACAAACACCATTAATACACAATAAAGAAGTGTTCAAACTCCCAGTAATATTCAAACTCCCACTCATATTATTACTCTGATTATTAAACATAATATTATTTTCATTCTCAGTATAATTACCCACAGCATTAGAAACATCTGTTGTAGTTAAGTTTGGTAATGCTGTAAACATACCATCAACAAGATCAGAAATATAATAATCATTTT